AAGATAGTGTCTTCGGAGAAGATACGTTATCCAAGTATGAAGGTGCATTTGAAGTTGAAGTATATCTGGAAGATGCTGGTGGTTTTCGTGGTGATGGCGACATCTTCGCAAAGTTTGGTGTCAGAATTCAAGATCAGGTTACCTTCATTATTTCCAAACGACGCTTCACAGCAGCAGTAGATGATAATGCTACTTTAATTGTAGAAGGTCGTCCTAATGAAGGAGACTTAATACATTTCTCTATGGTCAATAAGACATTTCAGATTCAATATGTAGAACATGAGCAACCATTCTTTCAGTTAGGTAAGATTTACACTTGGGGTCTTCGTTGCGAACTGTTCGAGTACAGTGATGAAGATATCAATACTGGTGTTACAGAGGTTGATGCTCTTGAAACCAACTTCGCAAATGCTGTTGGTGTTGTAATGTCCGAAGGTGGTACTGGTACATTTGTAGTTGGTGAGACTGTTACTGGTGGTACAACTAACACTACATCCGAGGTTAAGTCTTGGGATGAATCTACTAGAACTCTTATTCTTATCAATAGAAGTGGAAGGTTCTCCTCGGGTGAGACTATGACAGGTGATACTAGTTCGGCCGTCTGGACAACCTTCACTTATAATACTATAAATAATGTGAACTCGGAATATGACCAAAACTTCGTCATCGAATATGATGCAGATGCAATCATAGATTTCACCCAGACGAATCCGTTCGGTGAATATGGCGATAAAGGGAGCACAATCTAATGTTAGGAACCTATTCATACCACGGTATAATTAAAAAAACTGTGGTTGCCTTTGGTACGCTGTTTAACAACATCGAAATTAGGCGCGTATCAGCATCAAAAACAGAAGTAATGAAAGTACCCTTGGCATATGGTCCAAAGGATAAGTTCTTATCAAGGTTGCGTCAACTTGGAGACCTAACCACAAAAGATCAAGCGCAGATTACATTACCTAGAATTGCATTTGAGATCCAAGCAATTACTTTTGATCCAACACGAAAGTTATCTCCAACACAGTATATCAGAAATACTACTGCATCGGGAACTAACAATAGGGGATTCATGCCAATCCCATATAACATTAATTTTGAACTAGCAATCCTGAGTAAAAATCAGGATGACGCTCTTCAAATTATCGAACAGATTTTACCATTTTTCCAACCAAGTTTTAACCTCACAATGAACTTGGTTCCCGAATTGGGAGAGAAGAGAGACTACCCAGTTACATTAGCAAGTATTGATTACGATGATCAATATGAAGGAGATTACGATACACGTCGGACACTAATTTATACGTTGCAGTTTGTTGCTAAGACATTCTTGTATGGTCCTGTACAAGACAAGACTGGCGAAGTTATTACCAAAGCAATTGTCGATTATGCTACCGATGCTGTCAAGACAGCACCAAGAGAAGTCCGTTATCAAGTTACTCCTGCATCTACAATCGATCGAGATTCGGATGCAACAACTACGCTGTCCTCGGCGTGTGATGATAATGATGGAATCATTAACGTAGCAGACGCTTCCACTCTCGCTGTTAATACTAATATTCAGATTGATAGTGAAGTGATGCGTATTGCAAAAATTGATGGTACTCAGGTATTCGTTACTCGTGCTTGGTTGCAATCCAGTAACGCAGCACACACTAATGGAGCGAGTATTCATAGGATTACTGAGGCAGACCACGCCTTAGTTGATTCTGATGACAACTTCGGATTTAATGAACTATTCGGTGAATTTACAGATGGACTCTCACGAAACCCAACCACAGGCGCAGACGAGTAAGTATGACGGCATTGAGGATGCTCTCGATGTCAAAACTGAAATCGTTCAAGATGTTGTACAACCAACACCAATTGCTGAGATAGAAGTAACTACTTCAACCAAAGAGCAATTGAAGAAAGACTATGAGTATACTCGTGGAAATCTTTACTCTCTGATCGAGAAAGGTCAAGAGGCAGTTGACGGAATCCTTGAATTGGCACAAGAGTCAGATCAACCAAGAGCATTTGAAGTTGCTGGACAGTTGATTAAACATGTGGGTGATGTTGCTGACAAACTAATTGATCTACAAAAGAAGGTCAATGATATTGAAGCACCAACTAAAACAAAAGAAGTTACAACAACAAACAATACCATGTTTGTAGGTAGCACAGCAGACCTTGCTAAGTTTCTAAAAGCGCAGCAAGATAAATAATAAAAACAACCAAGTAGATAACCATGGATAGAGTTCGTGTACTTGCTACTGAGGTAACCCTCAGTGCAGCAACCAACTTAGGTAAGGCGACCGCTGTTCGTGTTGTCAACGACACTGCTGCAACAATCGTCTTAGTTATTGATGATGGTCCTGTTGTAACAGAGCGTGGAGATGCTACTAAGTATGTCGCTCTTGGATCTCGCAATGCCAGTATTGAAGCAGGTGGTGTTGTCTACTTAGAAAAAGATCCACTCGAAACCATCGATGGCACTGGTCTGAAATGTACAAAAGTAGCACGTCAGTAACATGAATTTTTTCAAAGAAGAAGAATCAGATCGTCTTAAAGATAGACGCATGGAGAGAGGTGGTGTTGGTGGTAACCAACGCTATAAGAATCAGAAACCTCTGGGTGCTCCTAATACATTTGGTAAGAAGAAACCTTCCAGTGAAACAGGTGGTCCTTCTGCCATGGATAAAGTGAAAGCAAAGATCCGTGCTAAGTACGGTGACAAAGCACTTAAAGAAGATGCCAAGATGGGCAAGCAGTCAGATGAGAAACTGGCAGCGTTACATAAGCAAGTCAGTGGTGCTGACCAGAGTCTCCCCTCTAATCAATTCATGTTGAAGAGAGTGACGAAGGAAATGAATCGCAGAAAGAAAACAACCAAGACTGAGGGATATGCCCCTGGTGATGTTGATCAGAAGGTTGGTGCTGTAACTCCTATCCCTAAGCAGGATCAGGATGATGCTCGTGCAAGAATCCTTGCTAAGGCAAAGGCCAAGCGTGCAGCACGCTTGAAGAGTGAAGGAGTAATCGTTGAAGGTAAGAAAAAGTGTAAAGAGTGTGGGGGCAAAGGATGCTCTCACTGTAAGGACAAAGGTTACATGGTGACTCACGATTGTTCAAAGAAAATTGAACATGCTGAGTGGGGTGTTGGTGAGTGTATTGCTGAAATGCACACACTAGATGAGCAAGGTAACATCACTCACTATGATGTCCTCTTTGAGCATGGTGTAGAGCAAGATGTACCCGTCGAACTTCTCACTACTTTGGTATCTGAGATGCATGAACATGCTATCAACGATGAGAAGAATGAGATTGTAGAGAAGAAAGGACTCTGGGCAAACATTCACGCCAAGCGTAAGCGTGGTGAGAAACCTGCTAAGAAGGGCGATAAGGATTATCCTGATACTCTGAAAGTGGAACGTGCTGACATGTGGCATCCAGATCCTGAGAAGGATAAGAAACTGGGTGGACCTGGTGCTAATGCTCGTGCTCGCGAGGATGGTGCTGCTGCATCTAAACCAAAGGCAGATCCTAAGAAACTGAAATCTGGTGAGTCCTACATGGACTATTCCAAGCGTCAGAAGGCAGCAAAGTCTGGTACTGCTGCTAGCAGATTAGCAGCGAAAGGTGCTAAGACTGGATCAGGTGCAGCACCTAAGGAGCGTAAGCGCGACAAGGTTGGTAAGGCACTTGGTAAACTGGTTGATAAGATCGGTGGTATTAAAAAAGAAGGACTATCCTACAAAGAGTTCTGTATTGAGGCACACCACAATGGCTGAAAAATTAGAGAACGGCACTTACAAGTGTCAACACTGTGGTCTAACCTCCCCACGTAATCATTGGAAACCCAAAGCGTGGATGGAAAAGCATGAAGCAAATTGCCCTAAAAAACCATGACAAGTTTTAAGGAATATATCTTAGAGGCAAAGAATTGCCCCGAAGGAACTAGTTACTGCAATAAGTGTGGTGCTTGTGTTCAAAAAACCTGTGACCAGAAGAAGGCCGAGAAGACGGTGAAAGAAGATGCTACTTCTAATAAGAAGATGCAACTTCAAAGAAAGCAACTCATGCTTAATCGTCAGAAACTGCAACTGCAAATGAAGTCAGTGCAGAAGAAGGATGCGTCTCAGGACATGAGCATGAAAGAAAGTGCATGGCAGCGCAAGGAAGGTAAGAACAAAGAAGGTGGTTTGAACGAGAAAGGGCGTAAGTCTTATGAACGTGAGAATCCTGGTTCTGATCTGAAAGCACCTCAACCTGAGGGTGGTCCTCGTAAGAGATCATTCTGTGCTCGTATGGGTGGTAACAAAGGTCCTATGAAAGATGAGAAAGGTAAACCAACTCGTAAAGCGTTAGCATTGAGAAAGTGGAAATGTTAGGATTCTATGTTGTTTTCGGTGCCATAATTTGCTTTGTATGTTATGCTGGCACCGAAGAAACCATTAGGTTCTTTGCTTTTGTTGATATTCATATAAGATACAGTCTTGTTAAAGTTAAATTATATTTTCTAAAACAAAAAATAAAACGTCAGTTAAGCAAGGACCTAGGAGACTATTCAAAATTAATCAAGGAACTTAAAGATGACCAACGATAAGGAACTGTCGGATCTCAAAATTGAGAGAAAAGAATGTCCTAAATGTGGTGCTACATGGATCAACGGTCAACACCGTTGGTCAACAGGTGCTATGGGTAGTGAACTAGATCTTGCAGGTCTGGTATGCAATACCCTAGCAGATCAAACTTGCATCAATCCCATACGAGGTATAGAAGGTGGTGATACGTGGGCAGAGAGGTTTGCGATTATAGATACGTTAGACAGAGAGAAACGTGATGAATTCGAGGCTGAATAAGCGTGTAGGTCCATTAACAAAAGAGGAGAGAGATCAGCATAACGAACTTATGCACTCTCTCCGTTCTCGTATAAAAGAAATTAGAGAGAAAGAAAAATGATCAGTGGAATATTTGTTTTTAGTTTTGTTTTGCTACTCACAATAGGAATGGAACTCACTTGGTCGGTTAAGAAATGAATCAGGAACCTGATTACACCGTTAATTTAACCATAGAGGATGTCCGTTTATTACATCATTGTGTAATAAAAAGATTAGAAACATGGGAAGGGTCACCTGCTCGTCAACCAGAAGAACAAGAACACCTATGGTATATGAGAGATTCTTTGTATAGAATGATGTTAGATTACCGATTTCACCAATTATGAATTTATTATTACGTCCCCTAGATAATCCAGCGGATCCTGTATGGTCCGTAATTATCTTAGTGATCCTTGCTGTCGTATTATCGTCTGCATATATTGTATACATAATAAGAGAAGCATTTGCAGAATTAGAAAATGGCAGGACTGACACCCCCAAGCAGAAAGAGTTGTTACAACTTCCGAGTGACGGAGATCAACCGTGTTCTTGATGGTGATACTATCGATGTCACTATTGACCTCGGGTTTGATTTATACAAGAAAGAAAGAGTTAGAGTTGCAGGCGTTGATACACCAGAGAAAAGAACGAGAAATTTAGAGGAGAAGGCACTTGGAATCGACGCAACC